TCATAGCGTTTGAGGTTGCTCACTCAATTGTTGACGAGATTGATTCAGCTGATGTTCCGGTAGACAAAGCGGAATTGATCTGGCGAAGGGTAACTGAAAGGACGCGCCAGAAGTCAATAAACGGGAATACAATTGGCGCAGTGACATCACCAGATCACGGAACGCATGGTTTTGTGTATAACCGTTGGGTTAGAAACTCAACTGAACGCCAGCAGTTAATCAAGGCTAAAACCACAGACAATCCATTTCTGCCGGTTGGATATGTTGACCAGATACGTGAAAACTACGATGAAAAGCTTGCGCAGTTATACATTGACGGCGAATTCGTAAATCTCACGAGTCAGAAAGTATATCATTTCTTTGACCGATCCAAACACCATAAGACAGCACCAGGAAGCGATGAATATAACGCTATCCATATCGGTGTTGATTTCAACATAGGCGGCTGTTGCTCGAATGTGTTCTTGATTAACGGGAAAAAAGTACATGCGATTGATGAGTTTGTTTCTCATGACACATATGATTTCGTAAATAACCTGAATCGTTTTAAAGGTAAGCAAATAACCGTTTATCCAGATGCCAGCGGCGGAAGCAGGTCAACGAATGCAAGTTCAACCGATCTGGATATTATCAGACAGGCTGGTTATCGCGTTGACTGTGGTAATCAGAATCCGCCGGTTAGAGATAGGATTAACTCTTTCAATGCCGTCATATCGCACGGTAATTTCCACATTGATACGGCCAAGTGTCCTTTGCTTGCAGAGGCACTGGAGCAGCAAGGATACGACAAAAAAGGAGAGCCGGAGAAGTTTGATAAACATCCAGCGATTGATGATTGGGTTGATAACGCTGGTTATTTTATTTATAGAAAATTCCCGATAACAAGGCCGGTTTATCAATTACCAATGGGCGGTATGTTATGAAAGATAACAAACATCAACAGTACAAAGACATGGAAAGCCGCTGGCAGAAATGCCGAGATGCTTCTGCCGGTGAACATGCAGTACACAGCAAAGGCGAGCTGTATCTTCCAAAACTTACCGGAGAAAATGCTGATAAATACCGCAAACGAAAGATGATGACGCCGTTCTTTGGTGCGACATGGCGAACGATAAAAGCATTGCGCGGAATGATGTTCAGGAAGCCACCAGAAACAAATTACCCTGAATCCATGCAGGATTTGATTGATAACATCGATTACACGGGGAATAGTCTTACAAGCTTTGCGCAAAAGGTAGCGCTTGAGTCTTTGACAGTTGGCCGCGTTGGCGTTATGGTTGAATATTCACAGGTCAGCGATGACATGACCAGAGCGGATGCCCAGGCTAGGGGTGCAAGGCCATTCTTTACGATGTACACCGCTGAAAATATCCTTGATTGGGATACTGTAATCAATGACGGACATAAAAAACTGTCTATGGTTCGGTTGCGTGAAGACAGTAAGAATTTCTCGGATATTGACCTTAAAGACGGCGAAGAGATACACCGCGTTCTATCGCTTGAAGAAGTCGGCTATGTCCAGCGCGTTTATGTTGTTGGCGCTCAGAAAGAATCACAGGCGATTGATGACATAGTGCCGAGAATGAACGGCGCGCCTATGCAGTTTATTCCGTTCCAGTTTATCGGAAACGATTCGCTTGATACTGATGTCGAAATACCGCCGTTGATGGACTTGGTTGACATGAACTTTCACCATTATCGGCAATCATCGTCTTATGAGCATGGTTGTTTCATTTCCGGACTGCCGTCATTGTTCATATTTGGCAATTCAGACCCGGATAAAGTTATATATTTAGGTGGATCGACTGCTAACAGCTTCTCAGATCCACAGGCTAATGCTCAATTTGTCGAGGTTACAAGCGCGTTCGATGCGTTACTGAAAAACCTTGACCGGAAAGAGCAGCAAATGGCTGTGCTGGGCGCACGTATGCTGGAATCACAGAAATCCGGCGTTGAATCAGCTGAGGCAATCGAGCGCAGACAATCCGGCGATGAATCGATACTTGCCGATATATCTACAACGATCAGCAAAGGATTGACCAATTGCCTTAAATGGATGGCGCAATGGGAAGGCATTGATGCGACTGATATATCAATACAGCTTAACCGCGAATTCCTGCCAATGAAGATGACTGCGCAGGAAATTACTGCGTTGATGGCTGCCTATATTCAACGTGGCTTAAGTTATGATGCCCTGTATCACAATTTTAAACGAGGCGGCATGTATCAGGAAGGCAGCACGATGGAAGAAGAGCGCAGCCTGATTGACGAGAGCGGAGCGAGTGAATTTTGAGCGATAAGCAGGACTACAAGCCGAAAGTTATACACATCAATCAGATTCAGGATCGCAATCAGTACGCATTCGAGAAGCTGGAAAATGCTTTTGTCGAAGCAATCAACGAGGCATATAAAAACGGCGTACCTCATTCACTGGTGATCTATCTGCTGCATATGTACTTACAGATAGAGACAAGCCGCGTTTTTGATGATGAAGAATAATGCCTGCAATCAATGGCAAGCTGCTTGACAGGATTATCCGCTTCCAAGTCGACCTTCGGAGAATGGAGGCTGGTACTCGGAAAAAAGCGCTTGAAACGCTTCAATCCTTGCAAAAAGAGTTAGTCAAAGAGTTATCCAAACCGGATGACTTATCATCTCTTCCAAAGTACAAGATCAATGAGATTCTCAGCAACATATCGCCAATACTGATTGAGCATTACAGTCAGATCGATAGCGACGTTCAGGCGGATATTGACGGCGTAGCGAAGCTGGAAGTTAAAGAGGCAGCGAATGCGTTGAAAGAAACGGTATTCGTTAATCTCGAAGTAAACACGCCAACAAAGGCAGTAATAGACCGGTTAAGCAATCCGTTGGTTCAGGGCGGGCCAATGTCAGGCTGGTGGAACAGGCAGCGCGACACGCTTAAATTCAAGTTCGGCAATGAAGTTCGACAAGGTATCCTGCTTGGCGAAACCAATCAGCAGATTATCCAGCGCATTGTCGGAAAGGGCGACGTTCCAGGCATCATGCGGATAGCGCGTAACGATGCTGCTGCATTGGTGCATACTTCAGTTCATCAAGTGGCTAATGACGCAAGGCAGGCTGTCTATGATCAGAATGATGATGTGATCAAAAGCTATGTGTGGTTTACCGCTTTGGATTCGCACGTGTGTGTTCAGTGCGTGGGAAGATCAGGGCTGAAGTGGCGCAATAACGCGGACAGAACACCAATCAATCATTCGATACCGTTTCAGATACCGCCGATTCACTATAATGACAGGTGCGTTCTGTTGCCTGAAACATTGACCTTCGAGGAATTAGGCATTGATTCGCCAGAGATACCGGCGGGAACAAGGGCATCATCATTCGGTCAGGTCGATGCTAATATCACATTCGACCAGTACCTATCCAGACTGCCAAAAACAACACAGGATGACATGCTAGGCGTTGGCCGCGCCGAACTGTGGCGTGATGGAAAAATATCGCTTAGTCAGCTTCTGGATGGGCGCGGCAGGGAATTGACGCTGAAGCAGTTGGAAGAGAAATATAATTAACGTGTCCGAGTAAGTAAAGAATTGTTATTGGAATCATATTCGCATATAACATTATAAGCTTCCGCGTTTTGCATATAAGTCTCATAATATTCCCGGCAATCGTGTATCTTTCCTGTTTTTTGGTCTAAGTATCTTCTGTATTGATCGCCTATTGCTGTTATGTCTGAAAGATTTGTTCTATCCAGATCAGCGGGCAGGAACATGATTGGAACAAAAGACTTGTCGCAAACAAAGTCATATTCTTTCATTTAGTTTCACTCCATAAGGCGGCAAGTTCATCACATACGCAGTACATGCAAGAGCTATGTACTTCGGCACATCGTAATACCCTAATTCCCAATTTCTAAGCGCTCCAACAGAGCATCCTATAGCGTCTGCCATCTGCTGGCGGGACAGTTTCATCCTATTTCTCAGTCGCAGCAATTCTACGCCATTCATATGTACTTATATATTTGATAATAATCATAAGTATATCATTATATATGACTAATGTCATGATTTAATGTAGAAAATCACCTTTGTATGCTGTATAAATTAGCTTAAATGTAACTTGTTCGAGTTATATCCAAGCGCGAGACGCGCAGCCGGGCATCCGGTTCTTTTCAATATCCGAGAGGGATACACAAACATGGCATTACCTATCGAAACCGACTCGCTTGAATCGGTTGATGAAGTGGCACGTGGTTTTTATCAGCAAACTGAAGACGGAAAATTCAGGCTTGATCTTGACGGTTACGAAGATCCGAAAGGCTTGAAGTCTGCGCTAGAGAAAGAAAGGCTTGCGGCGCGTGAAGCGTCAAAGCAGCTTAAGGACTTTCAAAAGCGGTATGACGGCATTGATCCTGACGAA